AATGATAATGAAAAAAAAGAGACTGAAGATTTAGAAAAGAAAAGAAAAGAAGCATGGGAAAAAGAGTGGCAAAGGATAAAAATGCAAAACGAGCTTTTAGAAGCAAAAAAAGAATACGAGAAGCAAATAATGTCAGAGATTATAAAACTTCGAAAAGAAACTGCTTTAAAGTTAAATGAAATTCCATTTGTTGATGAAAAAATTATAGAGGAAGATGTAGATAAATTAGTGTTTGAGTTTAATAAAACATTAGACGGACAATTAGCGTTGTTTCAAGTTCAAAGAAATAATTTAAAATTTGAATATGAGCAAGGAATAATTGATTATGAAGCATATCAAAGGAGATTAACTGAAATAAACAACAATGAAGTAGATTTAAGAAATCATAAAAAGTTAAAAGAGCTTCAAGTTGCGAGCGAAATAACGGCATCCTTATTAAATCTAAATGAAGTAATTTTAGGCAATTCACGAGCTGGAGCAGAAATAGCAAAACAGTTAGCTTTATTTCAAATAGGTATAGATACAGCAAAGGCAATAAGTACAATAACAGCAGAAATGGCAAAAGGCAATTTAACTCCAATTGAATATGGATTAAAAGTTGCCAGCGGTATTGCCATTGTAACACAAAATATGTTAAGGGCAAAAAATTTGTTAAATCAAGACGTGCCAGCATTTGCAGAGGGAACAGAAAGAGTAACAGGTGGCATTAAAGGTAAGGATAGTGTATTATCTTTGTTGATGCCTGATGAAGCCGTAATTAAGGCTAAAGAAAACATGAAACACGCAGGACTTGCTAAAGCGTGGAATGCAGGTAGATTAGAAGATTATATTGCGGATAAATGGGTTTTGCCAGCTTTGGTAAATCAACAAAAGGCGTATGAGCAAAGTAAAGAAGTTTCCTTAGCTAGAAACATTGCAAACTCAATAATGTTTAACGATAAAAACTTAATAAGAGCGCACAAAGCAGGAATGAGAACGCAATGGGAAACAACTGAATATTTAGCAGGAGTTATAAAGAAGTCTAAACGTAACCCATATTCACCACTTAACTAATGGATATTTCAGTTTACCTTAATAACACACTTTTACAAGACGAACCCAAAGGAATTGAGGGTATTGAAGAAGTTATAAAGCGAGATGATGAAGAGCTTGGAGGGGTTTTCATATCTTATGAAAGCGACTTGGAATTTTGGGGCGATGGGTATAGATTTATCTATAATGAATTTAAGCAAAATGGATTTTGTCGGTTTATAAATATTCGCATAGTAGATAACACGAATAACCGTGAGTTAAAGGGCATAATAAGAGTAACAGCGTGTGAATTTGACTTACAAAGAGCAGTAGTAAAATGTCCTATTGATGATGATAATTTTGGAGCTTATATTTTCAATAATAAAAATATTAAAGCCAAATTAGATGTAGGTAAATCGAAGAATGGAGTAAACATTGCACCAGCACCGATAAAGTCTTGGACGTTGTTTAATCCGCAAGCACAAACAACAAGCTCAAATAGATACGGGATAACTTACTATGATGCTATGTCTTTTTTAGTAAGTTTCATGTCAGATGGCAATATAGGCTTTAGGAGCAACTTTTTGCAATTTGGCAGTAATAACCTTAATTGGGGAAGTCAGCTTGTTTTAATGCGAGGGTTGGAGGTTAGAACGTACATAAACACAACGGATAGCATAGTTACTATTTCTTTTCAGGACGCTTTTGATAACTTGCGTTCGCTTTTTCCTGTTTTGTTTGGAATTGAAATCGACAGCAACGGACAAGTATATTTAAGAATAGAAGAAGAAAGTTACTTTGCGAGCAATCAAAACGCTTTAGTAGTAGATTATCAGGATGACCTAATACTTTCATTCGATACGTTTAAACTTTACTCAAATCTGAAATTAGGTAGCGGTAAGGTTGCGAATTATAACGCATCTGCAAGTCCTCAGATACATAGTTTTCCACCTTTAAGATTTTTGCAGTTTCAGCAAGAAGAGTATCAGTTGCAAGGTACTTGTAATATAGATAAAATGAAAGATTTAAGTTTGACATATATTACAGACCACAACATAATTGAAGAACTTGTAGAAACCAATACTTCAAATTCGGCTTATGATAATGATGTATTTATAGTTCAATGCGTAAGCGATAATATAAGAGAGGCTGTTGTAAATCAATTACAAGGTATAAACGCATGGCTGTATAATGTTGGAATATCAAACAGAAGTGTTATTGAACGTTTTGGATTTGCTGGAAATATTGCATTTTATCAGTCAAATGTTGATGCTACTTTTATGGCAGAAAAGCCTTTAGATAGCACCTTTTATGCTGTTAGTAGATTTGCTGCTAATACACAACCAAACGAGGGCTTATATGCTACGTTTTCGGGATTTCCACCTGTTGCAAACTTCTTGCAAATAATACCTTATCCAAATGAAATATTTGATACTTCAAATACATACAACAATATATTATATGAATTTATAGCTCCAGCAACAGGATTTTATACATTCAATGTTGAGCAAGAATTTCAGATGTCTTTAAATGCAAGATATACGGGTTTGAATTTGTCAGGCCAAGCAGATACATTGCCAGCTTTAGTTAAAAATACATTATGTTTAGCCGTTTTAAGTAACTTAAATGTTTTGCAATTTGAATTTATAAATACTCGGATTTACGACAATAACGTGATAGGAGAGGATATTAAAACCCAAAATATAAATCAGTCTATGTACTTGACAACAGGGCAAAAGGCTATTGTTTATGTACGTGCATTTATAAGATGCGCAAATCAGGTATTACAAAACGTGAACAATAATAATACAGGATATGAAGAAGATGTAATGAGTATTAGAGCAGGAGTATTTAAATGTACTGCAAGTTTAACAGGCGGTGGAGTTTACAAGCCTAGTGATGCACAAAACTATTTTACAGCAAATTTAAAGTTTACAAATAAGACCACCCAAAATGAATGGGATAGTCTTAAATTTGGAATTGCAAAATCAATATTTGTAAATCGGGACGGGCAAAATAATTATGTTAGCTGGGTAAATGAAATAAGAAGAAATTGGATAACAACAGCCACCGATTATACAACAATAACAAATACTGATAATATATTATGAGTGCTTTAACATACATACCAAATCAACCTATATTATTTAAGCGTCCAAACGAAACTGAATGTTTGACGTGTGAAGAGTACAAGCACTATCAATTAATAGATAAATCGGATATTTCTCAGGTTCAATTTAAAGTACAACCTTGTGGTAACTCAATAAATGTTCAACAAGATTGGAATAATTATAATTTAGGTTTTGGTTGGTCTAATTATTTTGGGGCGTTACGCAAAGTGGCAACAAATTCTTTTTCATTGGCTTTACTTTCAGGCATAATAGCCCCAAATACCAACTACTTTGTAGAAGTGTCTATAAGAGAAATTAATGGCACTTTAGATTTAAGATTTAACACGGCTCAACAATTATTAAACGGTGTAGGACTGCATAGGTTTGTTCTAAACTCTAGCAATTCAAATCAGTTTGATTTTCAAATATTCATGCAAGGTAATAGCCAAACAGTAACTATTGACTATATAAATATTTATTCTTTAGGTGAAAATTTTATATTTTCAATTCACGATAAAGACGGCAACTACCAAACAGAAATAAACACGTTTAACAATCCCGATGCATTTGTATTTGCAGAAGACACGATAACGATTTCAATAGATTGGAATAGCTTAAACTTACCCGATGGCTGTTATCAAATTAGATATTCAGACCCGTGCGTAAATAATTGTGGACAAAACGGGATTGTAAATGGTGGTTTCGCTAATAATTCAGGTTGGCAATTAGTTACTTCAAACAATAGGTTGAGTATAACAAACGGTAAGTTAAAGTTTAATAACGTTGGTGCTGATTATGCTCAAAACGCAGCTACACTATGCAATGGCATACAGTATAGAGTAACATGGGACTTGGATGTTATCAATAACACACAAGCGTTTATAAGGATTGGAACAGCGACAGGAACGATTAGAACTGCAACAGGAACATATACAGAAATTATAACAGCAAACGGTAGTAATTTTGATATAGTTGTAGAAGATGCTGGCGGTGTTAGAAGGCCTTTGGCATTTATAGATAATGTAAAAGTAGAATTGGTTGATAAGTCGGAATTAGTGCCACAATTAGTTAGTAATTGGTTTGAATATGGTGAACACGATTGCACACTAATTATTAATGCTTGTAACTCAAATGATGGTTTAGGTTTTATTTTCGGTAATAGCGGATTTACTCCACGTTTACGAATAGACGGGGCTATTGTTAACGCTCAATATGATTTAAGTAGAGATACTATTTTATCGAGCATTGGCAATAAAGATGTTTACTTTGGAAGAAGAAGAAAAAACAAAGAATTAAGAGTACCTTTAAGTCCCGAATATTACCACGACTTTTTATCGCTTTTACCTTTGTTTAACAATGTGTATATAAACAACAAAGAATATTTTGTTGAGAGCGATGGATATGAATTAGATTATAATTCCGACTTGCCAAACTTTGCAACTGCAACGATAACAATATCAGAAAAAACACAACATATAGAAACTAACAACGCAAATGTTAAAAATGTCGGAGGCTGTCAATTGCCACCTAACTATTTATTGTTAGTACAGGGTAATCAGCAAACAGATTTTGTAAATGACATGGAACAATACGAACCAATTTTAATAAACGAATAAAATGAGCAAAAACGTACAACAAATGACTAATGCAGGTGCGCCTATTAATGGCGATTTGCTTTATTTAGTAAGAAATGGGAATGACTATAAAATAAGAGTAGAAGATTTAATTCCAAACGTTGGAACAGGAGGTCAGCAAGACTTAACCTATACGCAATTAGCAACGCTTAAAGGAACAGGTACATTAGTTTCAGGGCGTACATACTTTATAACAGATAGAGATATTTATGTACGAGCGATTTCAGATAACCAACTTGAAACATGGACTTTGTTGCTTCAAAGATTGCCTGATTGGAATAATATAACAGGCGACTTTCTAGGCGTTTGGCGTGCTTCATTAACTCCAAGCGTAGGCGAGTTAGTAGCATGGGACGGTGTTATGTATGAAAACACAACAGGCGTAAACGGTGCAAGTAATCCAACAATAGATACTATAAACTGGCTTGGAATAGCAACTAATGACGGTCGATATAATATTGAATTTGCAGCATTGCTTTATGATTTTGATAATGATGTAAAGTTAAGGGTATTGGATAAGAGAGGTAATGATATAAACCAGCAAAGTATTGGTAGTTTTAAGTTCGGGCATGACGGAACGGCTAGAAATACAGTTATTTCTGGCGGTGTAGTTTATAATTTAAACTGCTATTCTGATTTTATAGGAAATACAGTAATTACTACTAACTTGAACTCTAACTTGAATTTAACTCCTTTTTATTATAATTTAATTGACGGACATAATTCTTTTACTTTTACATATACTGGTACTGGCGGAGGTTCTTTTCAAGGTAATAAAGTTTATGTTAAAGAGGATATAACTATGACAGCAGCTTTTCAGCGTCAAGTGTTAGACAGGGATTATTCTACTTTTTTTGCAACATTAGATGTTACAGGACTTACAACTATTGATATGACTAGTATAAAATGGGCTGGCGAAATAACACTAACAAGCTCAAACGCTAGTGAAGGAATTGGAAAAATTACCAATATGCCAAATCATAAAGTTAAAATACAAACTAATGGTTTTAAAGCCGATATGATACATGGGAATGTTGGAGTTGCTGATGAGGTGTTGAATAATACGGTTACAAATGTATCTCCTTTCATAAGGAGAATAGACACTTTTTCAGATAAAACATTTGTTGTTTATCAAAGTAACGGAACACAACCGCTAGAAGTAAGTTTTGGATTTTACGTTTAGACCCTTTGAAAATACAAAAACATATTTATATTTGTCAAGTAGTCTATTGTGCCGAATATTCACAGGCAAACAAACGTGAATATTAATTTTAAATCATAAACAAATGGGATGTATAAATTATAATTGCATTGACCCACTTGGAGAACATACCTTAAATACTTGCGGTGTTGAACGTCAAGGTGGGGCTTCTGCTTTAGTTTTATTTGAATGTGGAAGCCTACCAACAGATGCAACGGATGGGGCTGAAATAAACGCTCTAATCGCAGCAGGTGAAGCATATCTAATTAAGAACGTAAACGTTTCTTATGGTGCAGCTTCGCCTATTGAAATCGACAGCAACGTACCATGTCAGCCACAAAGGGTTATCAACTACGACCGTGAGGGAGTATTAGTTGATAGTAACGTGAACGCTGCAAACGTTGAGTTTTACAACAAGATTTTTGCAGGTCGTGTATTTGGTGGTGCTATCATATTCGAGTGTGGTAATGAAGATGACCCAAAGGCAAAGTATATTAGTAAATCAATTACTTTCACAGGTTCGGACGTGTTGCCAAATACCGATGGTGAGTGGCAAAGATTTGAGGCTACTTTTAAGTGGAAATCAAGAAAACCAAATGTTGAGGTAATAGACGTACCTCAAGGAGTATTATAATTAAAAGCCCCCGATTAAGTTCGGGGGCTATACTTTTTTATGAAAACAAAAGGCATTATATTAATTAGTTTTGGTAAGCGTGGATATGGCTTTGCAGCTGTTAATTTAGCTGCAAGTTTAAAGTTTTATTCGCCTGAAATACCAATAACTTTATATACAGATGAAAACTGCATAAAACAAATTACATTAGACCGTTTAGGAGTGCTTGATGATATTCAATTTCTGAAAGAAGAAGATTATAAAACAAACGGTAAAATTGACCCTGCAAAAATAAAGACTGACATTTACAAGTTTTGCAAGTACGATTATAATTTATACTTAGATGTTGATGCTGTTTGTTTAAAGGATATAACGCCATTATTTGATGAGTTGATAAATAAAGGCGGTTACTATTATTCGCATATAGTTGGTTTGCATACAATAGACAAAGGACGTGATTTTAAAGATATGCAATGGGCGTATGCGGATGACATTTGGGAACAATATAATTTAGATAAAGATGCTGTATTGCCAGCGACAAATTCAAGTTTTCAATTTATAAAAAAATGCAAAGAAGCGGAAGAACTTTACAAACAAGTAAAAGAAAACTACGCAAATCCGATACCATTAGAAAAATTACGTTTAAAGTGGGGCGGTTCACAACCTGATGAACTGTACCTAAATATTGCTTTAGCACAAAAAGGTATAACAGGGAAAACAGAAAAAGAGTATATATTTTTCGGGCATAACACAAAGCTAACTGTTAAAGATTTAGTTGATAATTACTATGTCCTTTCTGTTTACGGCGGCGTGAGATTTACCATGCTTAGATTTAGAGAATTTTATGACAAGTTACTGCATAAGATTTTACCACAAATGAAAATGATGCACCATTATAAATTAATAACAATTTTACAAGACAAGCACGTTAATGGAAAATAGACATTCATGGAATAGCGAAGTAGAAGTATGCAAGTTTGTTGGTATTTTAGCTTCAATGATTAAAGCTAAAAACATTCTTGAAATAGGAGTATTTGAAGGAGAAACAGCAAAAGAAATTATTTTAAACAAAGACAAATCTGCAAACTATTTTGGAATAGATATAGCAGATTATCGCACAGATGAAGTGAAGACGTTATTTGATAAAAATAGAGCAGAGTTGATGTTAGGAAAGTCAATAGAAGTGTTGGAAAATATTAATCCTAAAAAATTCGACTTAGTGTTTGTTGATGGCGACCATTCTTGGGAAAATGTTTTACCTGAATTTAAGGCAGTAGAACGTGTTTTAGCAGCTAATGGAACGATAGTTTACCATGATGCTATACACATGGAAGCTCCAAAAAAAATTACAAGCTATGCTAAGTTTTACGGATATAATGTTGTATACTTAAAAACACCAGAAGGAAGAGGAATTTCAATTATAAATAAGTTATGAAAACTAAAGAACCAAAAGCAAAATGCGGTGGTAAAAATAACGGTTGTTACTTTGAAACAATAGTAATAGACTATGTAGCACCAATTGAAGGGAAATATAAACAAAGAATAGTTTATCAGATATGTTTGAACTAGATTTTATTCAGCAACTTGTAAAAGAGAAAGTTGAAATTAGTAAATCTTCCGTAACTGCAACGGATGTGATTTATAATAAACTATTTTCAAAAGAGATACAAGAAAAATATCCTGAATACTGGGACGGCTACAAAGAAGCCGTATCTATGTTAGATGCTATTCGTGTCCATGCTGAATATGGAATAACGCCTGATGTTCTTTTAGAAAAAAGAAGTCCAAACGAAACTAACAGCGAGCTTCAATACAGAAAGAATAATTACAGACAAACAACGCTGCAAGTATTTAAAGACTTTGAAAGTACGGTACAAAGAGCATTTCACGATACGAATTGGACGCTAACTTATAATGAAGATAGCGAAGCGTTTAAAGACGATAGTTTTCAGAAATATGTAGAGCAGGAATTACCTATTTATGGAAGTTTAGAAAACTTTGTAAAATTTGTTTTGCCTACCATAAAACTAAAAGATGCTAATGGAGTTATCGCTATTAAGCCTGTAAACTTAGAATACAAATTAAATTCAAATAATGAGCCTGTATTAGACGGTGATGCTTTGGTAACTCCAACTGTTTTTTATTATGATACAAAAAGAGTTTTAGCTTACGAGAAAGACAAGTACGCATTAGTTGAAACTTATGAGAAATCAAAGGTTGAATACGGTGGTAAGTTACAAAACATTGGACGTGTATTTGAATTTTATGATAATGAAAATATATGGATAATAAAACAATCAGGTAAATATATAGATTATACATTCGAGTATTATCTGTATTTTAACCACGATACAGGCGTTTTGCCAGTGCATGACTTAATGGGAGTACCTTATTATCGTTCAGGTAAAATACTTTGGAAATCTCCGTTTTTATTTGCTGTACCAAACCTAGACACTTGTCTATTAGATGAAAGTAATATAACGGCTGTAAAGGCTTCTAGTGTTTACCCTTATAAGGTAATGATAGGCAATATATGTGAGTTTGAAGATAGGAGTGGTAATAGATGTATTGACGGCATAATAGTAAAAGAAGATGGCAAACAATATACTTGTCCTTCATGTAATGGTAGTGGCTTAAAGAATAGAATGTCGCCTTTAGGAGTAATGTTATTAAAGCCTAAAACGGCTTTATCGGATAGTGAATTGCAGTATAATGGCGACCCTTTAAAATACGTTTCTCCAAGCATTGAAACAATTGAATTTTTAAGGCGTGAAGTAAAAGAACATGAGCAAAGAGCAAGGCGAATACTACACTTGCAAACTGCTGATAGTGGCGTAAACTTTGATAAGTCAAACGAAACTGCAACAGGTAGTGACAATAACTTAAAATCTTTATACGCATTTTTAAAGCCTATTTCAGACCAAATATTTACACTTTACGAATGGTCGTTAAACACTATTGGTGTTATGCGTTACGGTAAGTCTTATTCAGGTGTTAATTTGATTTATCCGCAATCATTCGACTTTAAAACAAGTGAAGATTATTTGAATGAAATTAATGAAGCTGTAAAAGTTGGATTACCTCCGATTGTTGTTCACACATTAATTTATAACTTCTTAAAAGCCACGTTCTACGCAGAGGGCAAAGTATCTAAAGCGTTTGATTTAATAGTTGAGATAGATAGGTTATTGCCGTTTACGAATGAAGAAATAGCTTTAAAATTAAGTAGAAATACAATAGAAAAGTGGGAGGAGATATTACATTCATCTGCTTATACTTTTATTGCTGAATTAGAAAAAGAAGATGAGAATTTTTGGAGATTAGATTTTGAAGTGCAAAAACAAAGATTGATTGAAAAGGCAAAGTCAAGGGCAGATGAAATGCCAAAAATTCAAACAGGCATGATTGATTTAGATATATGAATTTAAGCGATTATATCGAAAAAAAACAAGAATTATTAGATAGTGAGCCAGACTATTTCTTGAAGGCTGCAAACAAAGCCCAAAAGCAAATATTTCAGGATATACTTGAAGAAGTTAGTCGTCTTGAAACAAACAAAGACGGCACTATAAAAGCTACAAAAGCAAATCTATTGAAAATAGATAGTATTGCGGAAAAAATAAACAAGGCATTTAAAGGCAGCGAATACGTAGAAGCTGTAAAGGCTTTTGCAAAAAGTTTTAGTGATATAAAAAAATTAAACGACGCTTACTTTGATAAGAATTTCGGAAAATCAACACGTGCAGATTTTGCAAATGAAGTTTTGAATTTGCAGCGACAAAGAGCCGTAGAGGCGTTAGTTGAAACAAGTCCGCAACGATTTATAAGCGATATAAAGCCAATACTTGATAATGCAGTAGGCACAGGAGCAAGCTGGCGTGAAACTGTAAAAGAAATTAGAAAACTCGCAGAAGGAAACGAAGAAGTAGATGGAAGGATTTTAAAATATGCAAAACAAATAACAACAGATGCATTTAATACGGCGGATGCACTTTATACGTTAGAAATATCAAATGGTTTAGGGCTTGAGTTTTATAGGTACGTTGGAGGAAAAGTAAAAGACACAAGGGATTTTTGCAGAGTAAGAAACGGCAATTACTATCATAAAGAAGAAGTAAAAGAATGGGGTAATTTAAAAGAGTGGAATGGCAAAAATCCTAACACAAATCCAAGCACTATTTTTGTTTTAAGAGGTGGATATAATTGCAGACATACACTTGTGCCTGTATCAGCGGCGGTAGTTCCAAAAGACGTTTTACAACGTGCAATTAACAAAGGGTATTTTAGACCCTCCGAGAAAGAAAAAGAATTATTAAATTTGGCGTGAACAAAATAAATATATTATGAAAGAAAACTATACAGAAAAAATTAGGACGATAAATTTAAAGAATGGTCGTGTTCAGTTTCTTGCTCCGCAATTAGCTGAAAATACCCCATTCTTAGAAAAACACGGTTTTAAAATTGATGACCCTGATTATTTTGCATGGCTAAATAAGTCAACTAAAGAAGAAGTAAAAGAAGAAGTTATTATCGAATTTAAAGCTCAAATAAATGAAGAAACCAAAGATTTACAAATCGAAAAAGTAAAACCAAAACGTAAAACTAAAAAACAATAAACTATGGAAGTAAAAGACCTATTAAACACTTTAGGAATTACAGAAGATATAAGAGATGTTTCAGAGTTCAAAAAAATTATTGAAGACAAATTTGTACCAGTTAGTGAAATTGCAGAAAGAAAAGAACTAATTGAACCAATAGTAAACAAAGCAATTGGCAAAAGAATTGGAAGCATAGAAACTTTGCTGAAGAAAACAGCAAAAGAACATGGAATTGATATTGAAGGTGGCGAATTAAAAGACAAGCCAATTGAAGAAGTTACCAAACATTTGTTTGGAAAACTAACAGATGCACATACAAGTGTTGTAAAAGACTTAAAGACACAATTAGACGGAAAGTCTGATGAAGTGTTGAAGAAGCTTCAAAAAGAGATTGAAGAGTACAAAACAAAATATAGCGAAGTTGAGAACCTACTAAACGATACTAAAAACCAATTCACAAAACTTCAATCAGACAAAGAAAACGAAATAAAATCTTTTAAAATTGAAGTGAAAAAGAAGTCAATTTTTGACACAATTGGATTTAAAAAAGATATGTCAGCGGTTGAGAAAACAGGTTTTGAAACGCTTTTAAATTCAAAGTATGCACTTGACTTAGACGGAGATGAAATAGTAGTAAAAGACAAGTCAGGCAAAAGAATTAAGAACGACAAAGTTGTTGGAGCGTTTAAAACATTTGAAGAAGTGTTAAAAGAAGAAGCAGAAGCAAACGGATTAATAAGCAAAAATCCACATGGAGGTAAACCTGCATTTGTTGCTGCTACAACTACTACAACTACAACAACAGAACCTGCAAAAAATCAGATGACTTTCCATCCTAAATTTGCAAGAAGATAATAGACTACAATAACGTGGCTTTGCGTGTCTAGCCAAACAAAAGACATGGTAGTGCCTATTTTCGGGGCATTGATAACGAATAATAAATTAATCAATGTTTTACTTAAATAATCATTATCATGTCTTATATTTCAAATATAGTACAATCATGTCCTAATCTTCAAGATAGATTAGTAGCACATTTTTCGGCTTGTCCGATTTTAGAAAATTATCCTTTCTATCAATTTATGTTATCTGAAACCAATACAAGTGGTATTCAGCAAGCTGTTCATCCTGCATCAGGTAAGCGTAGAACAGTTGAATTACGTTATCAGCAAAGATACTTAGAAAGCAATGTAACAGAGGGCTTCTCTGATTTTTGTTCTTCTGAAAACGAGCCTGGAGATAGCATCGAAACTTACACAATTGACGATAGCGACCGTGTAGGTATTTCAAGCGTTTTAAACGTTGAGCATTTTGCAGAGGCTTGTGACAGCACGGCTTCTTATTTAGCAGCAGAAGTAGCTAGATTAATTGATGTAGTTGAGCGTAAGGTTGCAACAAAATATGCAAATGAAGCTGCATTATTGACTGGCAAATGGTCTTCAGATGTAACTGTAAACGCACAAGACGAATTAGAATTAGATGTTGAATTGACTAGCGGTGAATTAAACCACAAAGCTGCTCAAATTCTTGCTCGTTCTTTGCAGAAAACAGGATATTGCGATACTCCAATTGTTTTCGCTGGTGATGACTATGTAAATTATGCAGAAGCATTACAAGCTGGTTGTTGTGCAAATCAAGGTGTAGATTTGTCTGCTATTTTAGCTAAATATGGTAAGGCTACACTATACGATAAGCGTATTGCAGCAGCTTTAAACGGAGATGAGTACGGAATTGTATTGCAACCTAAAGCATTACAGCCGTTATTCTACACAAAGGGTAATTGGAAAAATGAAGCACTATTAGGAGTGTTTGCTGGAACTCCGTCTAGCTATACTTCAACAACAATAGTTTCTCCAAACGGGTTGCCATTAGATGTATTTATTTCTGACAACTGTGCTAATGGAGGTCAAATTACTATATCTGTGAGCGTTTCGACTAAATTAGTTGGTATGCCATCAGATATGTTTGCAATTGGTGATGACTTAGATGGCGTTACATTTGTAAACAAAATTAAAGTAGTTTAGTTGGCTACTTTGTTTTCATAGTTTGGTTTGGGGGCGGTAGCTAATAACTGCCGTCCCTTTTTTAAATATAATTTATGGACTGCTTCAAAAATACAATAGGATTAAAAGAACAATGCACTTCTACAAGTGGACTTTACATTAATTCGCTTGGAATAAACGAAACAATGTTGAATGACATTATAACAAGTGAACATTCGAGTGCTTTGGAGTTTTTGGAAGAGCAGTCTAATTTTGCGGTAGAACAGATTAAGAGTTCGGTAATTTCAAAGCTATTGCCATACTTTAAAAGCAAAACTGTATTGCAAGAAGGTCATGTGGGTGAAATAAAAGATAATAAAATATTAGTAAGTGGAGTTAATGGAAAATACAGAGGTGTTTATTTAAACTTACTTAAAACAAATAGTTGGTTAAAAATGAATATTTCAAAAGGATATTTATTCACAAACTATACAGGTTCGATTGATTTAAAAATAATCGACATAACACAAGGGAAAATATTAGATACTATTCAAGTTGATGCAGTAGCAGGTGAGAATGTCGAATTTAGTATCAACAAAGTATATAAAAATTTTAAACGAGGGCAAAAGTTATTTATTGGTTACGACACAACAGGCAAAGACAGCTACAAGGTAGTAACAGACGCTGGATGTAATGGATGCAAGCTACCATCTACAAGTGGAAATAACTATGTTACTTTAATTCCAAAACAATTAAATGTTGCAAGTTCTTTCACTTTTACAACGCTTGAAAATTCAAGTGATTTAGCAGGGCTTCAATTAGATTATTCAGTACAATGCGACCATGAAAGTTGGATGTGTACATTAAATAATTTACTTGCTACACCAATACTGTACAAGACGGCTTATTTAATTATGGATTACGCCCTAACAAATAGAACAAGGGTAAACTACACAAAGATTGATATAGATTGGATAAAAGAAAGAAAAGCGGAATTTGATTTTGAATACAATCGACATATTCAATCGGTGCTTCAAAATGTAAATGCGCCTAATGATGCTTTATGTTTTATTTGTAATGACATCGTAAGGCACAACACTATGTTACCATGACAGCGGATGAATTTGCTTTGAATTTACAGCGTAAAATGAACGCTTTGGACGAAGATAATAAGCCATTTGAAATAGGTGTTTTATCGGTAATTCAGGAGTTAATTCCGAGAATATTTGAAAGTGGTATAGCAACATATGAAAGTAGAATAGGAAGTTATAATTCGACAAATCCATTGTATGTAAATACTAATTTAAACGCACCGATTAAAGCTCCACCAAAAGGTAAAAACGGTGAAGCTAAATTTAAAAACGGCAAAACAAAAAAAACGACTTATTTTGAAAGTTATAAAGATTTTAGAAGTAAACAAGGGCGTGAAAGTAGTTTTGTGAATTTAGATTTAACAGGCGAATTGCAAAGAGATATTGCAAAGGGTACAGGAGGAATAGATATTGATAGTTTTAGATTTGATAATAACGAATATCGAATAACAGTTGATAAAGATATAAACGTGAAAAAAGTTGAAGGTATGGAAGCTAAATACGGCAAACAAATATTTCAACCAACAGAAAGAGAATTGGAAGCAATGGTTAAAACAATAGATTTTGAACTTAACAGATTTTTAAATGCTGAATAATTTAATAGAGTTTTTGCAATTAAAAGTTGCTGGAGTTTCATACATGGATAAAGTGTACGGACTTGCAGAACACGTTAGTAAAAACGAAAAAAAAGCTCCATTTATCTATTGTTCAAAAGGCGAATACAAAGAGATATTAATAGATAAAAACAAAGCTACAACATACTTTAGAAAGGCTGGAAATGTAGGTTTAACAACAGAAATAATAGATAGCGGTGTAGCTTGTAGAAGTTATTATAACATATCAGTACCATTAGTTTTGAATGTTTTTATTGAAAAAAAACACTTACCAATAGATGATGAATTTACAGATGATAGAGTTGCAAGCGATTTAATAAAGGCTATAACAACCAAAACAGGCGATTTAAGGAAACTTCTAAAGGCAAAGAAAGTAAACGTATCAGTAAGTAGTTATTCTAATAATAACGAAGATATTTTAAGGCGTGAATATGTAAACTATGACCTAAACGAAATTAATTTTAAGTGGGTTGTTTTAAGTTTAAATATTTCAGTTTCTGTAATAATAGACACCTTATGTTTTAATGAAATTTGCGATATTGACACCGATATATTGCACGTGTTTAATTTTTGCAACGAAAGTACATTTGCAAGGTTGACAGATGAGCAAAAGGCTTGTTTATGTGATAAATTAGATTGTGGTGGTGGCGGTGAAGTTGAAATTAGAAATAGTGAAAATACTTTAATTGCAACAGTAGAAGCACCAGCTACATATATTTTGCCAGATGAAAATTACGAAGTGTATGTAGATAGTGTTTTGGTAGATAGTGGAAGTTTTCCTGTTTACGGTAATCAGATAATTACAATAAATTTATGATACAAATTAATATAAACGACATATCAAATAAGGTTAGAGCCACTTTACTAACAGGACTTAACACCGCTTTAACAGGGGTTATAACTGCGACTGATACGGTTTTAGAAGCCTTTGGTAAATTGCAAAATCAGATAAACGGTAAGGAAAATACTATCACAATACTACCAATATCTAAAGGCGGAACGAATAGCGGTACTGCTTTAAACAACAGTCGAATAATGCAGTCAAGCGGTGGCGCAATAGTTGAAGCTGCTGCAATAACTGCTAATAGAGCCTTAGTAAGTGATGCGAATGGAATACCTGTTGCGAGTTCGGTAACAGATACAACGCTTATATTTTTAGATGCCACAAGTTCGGTTCAAACGCAATTAAATCAGGCATTAAAATTTAGAACACTTGGTATAATCACAACACCAAGTTCGCATACAGGGATCGGAGGAAATACTATATTAGGTTCTATTTTTATCCCAGCAGGGAGAGTAGTAGCAGGAGATATGATAGATATATATTCTCGTAGCTTTAGAACGAACGCAAATGGTACAATAACAGCAAGGGTTTATTTGTCTGCATCTCCCACGTCAATAGTAGGTGCTACATTATTAGGCGTTATGACAATGACAACTGCTCAATTCACAGCGCCAATAACGAGAAAATTATTTGTTGTTGATAATACTACCGTTGCTGTATTTACAACAGGAGGGACAGTGATTGCTAATGATGAAAACGTTAATGCGACAGCTTCTCAAAACGAAACAGTACCAACTCTTGCGAGTGATACATATTTGGTGTTTACAGGTCAGTTGGCAAATTCAGCAGATGTAGTAACTTTACAAAGTGCAATTTCAAATAGATTTAGACAATAAATTAAAAAATATGGAAATAATAAAATTTACAGAAGAAGATAAAATAAAAGAGTTTGATGCTTTGAACAAGTCAAAGTTGGTTGTTGCTGATAAGCACATCATTTATTTTAATGATACAGTAGAGTTTTTTAATTATTTAAAATCCTTGGAAAAACCCACTAAAAAAACAAAAGTAAAAGTTGATTTGGAAAAAGGTAAGATAGTAGCAATAGGAGATAATATAGATTATGAAGAAAATATTTTCGATGTATCGGAAGATTTACTTATCCTCAACGAGGACGGTACATTTGATTATTCTGCAATTTTTAAACTAAATGTTGAAGTTGTAAACAATGAAGTTAAAATAAAAAATGACTTGGATAACTAATAAACTTACGATAATTTTGGCGTGGCTAACAATTTACTTTGCGCCTGTATATCCTTTAATAGCAGCGATAGGCTTCTTTGTGTTTGCTGATTTTTTAACAGGAATACAAGCAGCTAAAAAAAGAGGTGAAAAGATTACAAGCAAAAAAATGAAAAGCACCGTAATAAAATTCGGTGCTTATGGAATTGCTGTTGTAACATCATTTTTAATCGAAAAATTTTTTTTGGACGGAATACCTGCGTTGAAAATTATATCAGGTTTAGTGGCGTTTATTGAGGTTAAGAGCATAAACGAAAACATGAAAGATATAACAGGTACGGATATATTCGGAGAAATTTTAAAACGTTTTCCAAAACTTAATAAATGAAAGCCGAACTAATTAGACAAAATTACACAGACAAGCAAGTAACAGGAGTTCTGCGAATACTTGACGGCACAAAGGTTGTAGCTTCTTTTTTTACTTTAGAATTGGCGTGGAAAAACAATCAGCGAAAAGTTAGTTGTATTCCTAAGGGAACCTATACCTGTGTGGCCAGAATTTCACCTAAATACGGAAGACATTTTCATGTTACCAATGTGCCTAATAGAGATTTAATATTAATACATCATGGTAATTTTCATACCGATATTTTAGGATGTATATTAATTGGTAAGGCTCATAAGGATATTAATAAAGACGGTCTAATGGATGTTACTCAAAGTAAAGTTGCGATGAATGAATTTGTCGCATTGATGCCTGATAAGTTTGAATTGACTATAATTTGATTTTGAAGTAAACATTTTTTGTTTATATTTGTTCGCAAAAACCAAACTAAATGGGTAAACAAATAAGCGCACACGGTCAGATAATTATTGACGAGTTGGCTAAAACTGACTTGTCAAAAATTGACAAAACAGCATTTTCACGTGAACTTAAAAAGAAATATCCAAGAGAATTTCGGGGGAAAGGAGTAGAAGCGATTAGGTCATTAGTTAGACTTTACACAGGCGTAAATGGTAATAAGCAAAGGCATTTGAGAAGATTTACTGTAAATCATAGCGCAAAAATTTTGATACTCGACATTGAAACTTTACCAATAGAAGCCTACACGTGGGGGATATGGCAACAAAATATCGGAATAAATCAAATTAAAAAAGATTGGACGTTGCTTAGTTGGTCGGCAAAGTGGTTATTTGATAGCAGAGTTTATTCAGCTATTTTAAACCCTAAAGAATGCAAGCAAAGAAATGACAAGCGAATTACAAAGGCAATATGGAGTTTGATTGATGAAGCGGATATTGTAATTGCTCACAACGCGAAAAAGTTTGATTTAAAAAAGTTAAACACTAAATTTGTAATGCACGGATTAAACAAGCCAAGCCATTATGAAGTGATTGACACTCTACCACATTTGAGAAAACAATTTGGATTTACTTCAAACAAATTAGACTATGTAAACAAGTTGTTAGGATTAGATAGGAAGAATGAAAGTGGAGATTTTACGTTGTGGGAGGCTTGTGTAAATGGTGATAAGCAAGCGTTGGAGCGAATGATAAAATATAATATCAATGACGTTGTAATACTTGAAGAAACTTACTTGAGAATAAGAAATTGGATAGTGCCACACCCGAATGTTGGACTTCATGTAGATGATAATTTAGTCGCCTGTCCGACTTGTGGAAGCGAACACTTAACAGAAACGGGAAAACACTACACAACGCAAGTAAATCAATATACAGAGTTGAGATGCGATGATTGCGGAAGTTTAAGCAGAAGTCGCAAGTCAGTTACAAGTTTAAAGAAGAAAACCAAACTAATTGTAAGCGTAGCAAAATGATAACAGCAAAATAAAAAGCCAAGGAGTTAGTTGAACTAAAAGAAATTGAAAAATTATGACCATAGAACAAACTAACCAATTAATAGAACATAAGTTTGAAGAACTAAAACAGATTGCAATATCTAAAAATACTGCTTATAACGCTTCATTGTATAATCCTGATGGATTGTTTCAGCTAGATGTAGTTGATGGTTTAAAAGCACGTATAAACGACAAATTGAATAGAATAAAAAGAGTAGGGCTTAAAGATGAAACTGAGGATACATTAAAGGATTTGATAATTTACTTAATACACTTGGATATATGCTTGAATTTATTAACCTCACAGAAATAACTAGGAGTGAAAATAATGCAGAACTAGAGAGGAACAGGTATATAAACGCCTTTGAAATATTCGATTTTGCACCAATTAACGAAAATGATTTAAGCAGAGGAATTGAAATAGAATTTAAGAATGGGAATATAAGAGAATACAAGTGTGACATTATAGACTTTATGAAACTCTTACAACAAGCGAAAATAAAAGCATACGCAACCTTAATAAATGAAAGCAATGGGAACAATAATAATAGAAAACGAAAACCAAAAAGTACAAGTCGAGCAAAATTTTCTAAATAGTATTGAAGACGTAGAAGAATTGCTGGAGGCTTTACGTGGCGCATTAATTGCGACAGGTCATTCTTATATGTTAAATTACAAGATAACACTTAAAGAAAATGAATAAAATATTTTACATCGCAATATTTTTGCTGACTTCATGCAGTGCGGAATGGCATTTAAAACGTGCAATAAAAAAAGGTATTGAAGTAAAAAAAGACACGATTTCTTTACATGATACTATTTTAACGAAAGAAGTTTATCATGATACAACGGTCGTAACTAAACCAAACGATACGCTCACATTTTATAAAGACCAATGGCACGTAAAGATAGTACGAATTAACGATACATTGCACGTTCAAGGCGGTTGCAAATCAGATACGCTTTATATCGAGCGAAAAATACCGGTTGATAGAATAGTCAATAAAATAGACTATTGGAGCGGAATTATAGTTTTCCTAAAATGGCTTGTAGTATTAGCAGCAATGCTTGTTGGTGGTTGGGTAGTGTTTAAGAAATTGTAGCATAAACAATTCACTAAGCCTTATTTTCTTATTTAATGACCGATAAGCCCCTCAAATTCGAGGGGTTTTAAATTAGCAGCCGACCAAGTCGCACGTTGGTTAAGTTCGGTTACGCTATCAGTTGTACACCTGCCGAACATTCTTATGAGCTGCTATGCAAATATACGAATATTATCTTACTTTTTCAAAAATTTGTCAATTTGCAGGCTTACTACCTAAAATTATTCTTATTGGTTTTCAATCAGTTACGATAAAAAGTTAAAATAAATTTGCATATTTTAAAAAGTCATTGTACTTTTGCTTCATCAAACTAAAACAAACAACTAAAACTAATAACTATGAACTTAAATGAATTATCAAAAAAATTAGGTTATAGCTTTACAGAAAAAGCAACTATAAACGGAAGTAGATATTACACTATTAATGGAGTTAAGTTTAGAGTTTCAGACCATAATCAACCATCTAATTATGTTATAAGAGATTACTTTGATTTGGAAAATGAAGAGCAGATATTACATATAGTTAGCCATGAGTTGTTTGGATTTAATTATAATGTACACTCTGACGAAAACGGTTATTATAAAATTATTAACGATGGTTCCGATGTTTATTATGAAGATATTACAAGAGATGAATATGATCAATTGTTAAAAATTGTAAATGCTAAGAAAGATTTTTTTATAAAAAATAATTTTAAATACAGTTTTTAATATGAAAACTAAAATCAAAATAATTTTAATTTGTTTAACTTTAATAATTATCGAAAAATGGATGTAGCAACTATCAAACTAAGTAATGATGTCAAAGTTGAATGTCATTATACAATCGACAGAGCTGACCGTAGCGTTGGTATAATGGAAGATAGCGTAATAATCGAAAAGGTTTACTACAATGGAACGGATGTTACTAAACTTGTGAATGAATTAGATGTAAATTATTTTTCCGATTGGGAACAGCAAATAAAGGAACGATGAAATTTAGGCGCAACAGTAAGGAACTTGCTATGTTAGACATGGCAGCCTTAATAATAGGAATGATGTTAGCAATTATTTTGCTGCATTATTTGACAAATTAAAATTTATTTGTACTTTTGTAAAAAATAAAACTATGGAACAACTAATCAAAGGTTATTACGAATTTACCTACGTTGGTAAAGATGAGGAATATGAAATCTACAAGATAGCAACTAACACAATAGGGTGTGCTACTATGCGCTTATTACTTGAAGAAATGCAAGATAAAAACTTGCACGCTGTGTTTGATTTTACAAATAAAAGAGTGCTAATTGCTGAACTACCATTTTAACAAAAAACTAAATAAATTATGGAAATTATCAAAAACGAATTATCAGAAATCGCAAGATTGCCTAAAGATTTAATGGCAGCTTGTCAGCAGTTTCAACAACAACTGCAAAAAAAACCGCCTCAAAATTCAGTTTTAACTTATGATTTTGCGGGTGAAAAGTTCCAATACTTGCCTATTTCATACTTAGAAAAATCTTTGAACAAGTATTTCTTTGGCATGTGGCAGTGGGAAATTATTGAAAGCAAAATAGTTGTTAATGAATTTGTGGTAACGGGAAATCTAAAGGTGTTACACCCAGTTACAGGCGTTTGGCTTACATATTCAGGTATTGGTTCAAGTCCTATACAGCAAGATAAGGGCAGTAGTGTAAGTGAATTTATTAATACAAAAAAGGTTAAAGCACTTACTATGGGGGCGCCAAAATCAAACATTGAAGCCTTTAAAAACGCTTGTAAGAGAATTGGTAAATTATTTGGGCAGGACTTAAATAGAAAATTTGAAGAAGATTACACGCCATTTTACATAAAACCATTAAACGAATGATAAACATTAGCCCATCATTAGTGAATAAGCTGAATACAGCTTGTCCTAAACAAATTTATTACGAAAAAATAGAGCGAATTAAAACAGAGCCGTCCGAGCTTATGCTTAAAGGTAGATACTTTGAACACAATTTAATAGGTGGGACGGTTGACGGAGAAATTCCGGAATTGCCAAAACTAAAGAACGGGAGTAAATCAGCAGACGAAAAGGCATTGGAGGAATTATTAGAGTTTGCAAAGGAAGTATTAACTGCAAATGGAATTGATTTTGAAAGCGGACAAAAACAAGTAAGATTTGAACATGACGGCATGAGCGGTGTAGTTGATTATATTGGTTTGGATTTTCTCAATAAAGACCGTATGGCGTTGTACGACTTGAAATATACAGAAACCAAGGAAGATGACCGTTGGAATGGGTGGGGAGATATTGAATATAAACCCGATGCAAAGTTTCAGGCTATACACTATATACGATTAGCCTATGAGGAGTTTAAAGTTTGGATGCCTTATTACTTCGTTATTTTTGGGAAATCAAAATGGTTTAAGGTTATTAAAATAGTAGCAACAGAAAGTAGCATAGCAAATCATTCTGTGGCGGTTAATGCTTCAAAACAACGGTTGATTGAACTTGAAGCAAGCGGATGGAAGCCTACACCAATTTTGCAAAAGTGTATAAAGTGCCCTTTCAATTCAATATGTAGTGATAAATCATTAAAGTCAGAAGTGGAGGTAGTTGAATTATGAGTAGATTTATAGCGTTCAGTTTCGGGCTTATTATAGCGCTTTTAATCGTAAGACAAGACAAACTATCGCACGAAAAAAGAAAGTGCGAAATAAAGGCTAAAATAGCCGAAAAACAGCTTGTAAGTTGTGCGGGCAAATATCGCAAGTTACTAACTTACGAAAATGATAATTTTAAAAAAAGGGTAGAAAGGTTCTGTCCATGTATTAATCAATTGAATCAAAAGTAAAATGGAAAACAAAAACAATTCAGGTGTGGCTTTTAAAAATGACAAAAAAACCACCGAAAAACAACCCGATTACAAAGGAAAAGCAGTAGTTGACGGAGTGGAGAAAGAAATTGCAATTTGGGTGCGTGAAAGCAAAACAGGCACGAAGTACTTTAGCTTGATGTTTTCAGAGCCTTTAAAAAAGTCAGAAGGAGGTAAAAATGAAAGCGGAGATTTGCCGTTCTGATATAGGTCGCTTAGATTATCCTATCCATGTCTTAAAGGCGTGGGTAGGTGATATGGCTAGGGCTTTTCCTTTAAACGTAGATAGTAAAGATAAGCGTTCAGTATCAGATTATCATCGACATTCAAACGAAATGATAAAACGGATAAAAGCCATTGAAACTGCCATAAAAATATTAGAAAAAGAAAACAGACAAAGTTTATTTGAAGAAGAAATCAACGTAAAACTTTACAACTTATGAAAACAATAGTAAAATTAATAGCTATTTATTTAATTGTATCAATAATTCTATCAATAGGTCTTATAGGTGCTAAGTTATCCGGTGGTAAATATAGTATTATAGGCATTATAATGAACCAATTTATAACCGTACCCGCTGCGATATACTTATATGAAAAACTAGAAAAAATATTTGACTTATGAAAACAACCATAACCAAACAACTAAAGAAGCGAGGCTACAAGTTAAAGGAATTTGCTTTAATGATGGGTATTAGCGTTCAACACTGCTACAAACTAAATAAACTCAAGAATAAGCGATTTTCGCAACAGCAATTAAAAGTGCTTAATGAATGCTTAGGCGATGATTGGCTGGAGATATTATAAATCTTTTAAAACTAAACTATGTTATACAATGACCATTTTCAGAATTTTAAGGTATATCAGATACCTAAAGCACAATTAATAATTGCAGATATTCCTTATAACTTAGGAAATAATGCTTATGCTTCTAACCCTGCATGGTATAAGGCCGGTGATAATAAAAATGGAGAAAGCGAATTAGCGGGAAAAGAATTTTTTGATACTGAGAAAAATTTTAAACCAATGGATTTTAGATACTCAATAAAAAATGAAATATATAAAATAATATGGATTTGCAAAAACAAAACTAGAACAAATAAGCCCAACACTTTTTAAAATGAAAACTTGCAAGGTGTGTAAGTCGAAATTCGAGGCAAAATATTCAAGTCTTCAATTAGTCTGTTCGGCAAAATGCGCTTACGAATACGGACGTAAACAAGTAGAAAAAAAGAACAAAGAAGCAAAAAAAGAAGCCAAAGAAAAACTCTTAACTCACAAAGATTATCTTAAAATGCTTCAAGTTGTATTCAATAATTACATACGTTTAAGAGATAAAGACAAACCTTGTATAAGTTGCGATAAACCTTTAAAGGACAAATATGATGCAGGACATTACTTTAGTGTAGGTGGTTATCCGAATGTACGTTTTGATGAGTTTAACGTTTGGGCACAGTGTGTTTACTGTAATCAACATAAACGCGGTGCTATACATGAATATACGCAAGGACTCATTAAACGAATTGGTGAAACTGAATTTAACTTACTTCGTGAGCGAGCATATCAAATGCCTTTAAAATTAAGCATTTTAGAAATTAAAGAAAAAATAAAATATTACAAGTTAAAAATCAAAGAATTAAAAATGTAAAAAAGTTTTGCAGATTAAAATAATTATTGTAAATTATCACCCGAATGGAATAATACGCTTCACAACCGTACCGTTCAAAAAAAGTAGGTAACATGATAAGAAAATTATTAATAAAGCCTTTGGCGAGTAAAGTGTGCAAGAGCCTACCTTGCGTTGTGAACACTTGAAAGTCAAGGGCTTTTTATATTTATGGATATAGAAAAAATAAAAAAGCACAACGACATTATTGTTGAACTTGAACGTGATTATGGAGATGCCTATTATTATTTATTTGGTAAATGTATAATGCAAGGTATGGATATTGAAACAGCAATTTATTATTGTTGGAATAAACTTAAAAAAGAAAGAAAATGAGAAAGTATTTTAAATTTTATAAATCATATCATGATGTAATGAATGAATTAGAAGAAAAAGATAGGGTATCTTTTATATCAATATTATTAGACAAACAATTTTATTTTATTGAGCCAGACCTTAGTAAACTTTCTCCTATGGTTAAATTTGCTTATATAAGCGTAAAGCATTCTGTTGATACTCAAATAAAAGGATATGAAAGTTTAATGAAAAAAAAGGCAAAAAAAACAGAGCCTGAAATAGACCCTGCGCCAGGGGGGGGAGCAGACCCTGAAGAACAATATATAATACATAATACACAATACATAATAGATAATAATATAATAGATAATAATATAATAGATAATATAGAAAATAAAAAATATAACTTTAAAAAAGAAATGATAAACTATGGTTTTGAAAAAGAACTTATAGAAGATTGGTTAGAAGTTAGAAAAAAGAAAAAAGCAGCAAATACACAAACAGCGCTTAATGGA